CTCCGGTCTACGCAATAGGGTTTCTGGGGTTCTTGGATCAATCCAAGTATATTTTTCCGGAACTGTCTGACCGTAACGGTTAATTCTCGAGCCTACAGCTACCTTTTCCCCAGGAGCGACTATTTGAAAGGTAATTGCACCATTCTCATACTTGCGGAAATCAATCATTACCTTCCTGTCCGACTGTGGATCAGTTGGATGAGGCATATTGGTTGCCCCAAAAAAATGAATCTGGGACTCAACCGGAGGTAAATCGGGATTCCTTGGAGGAAGTTCAGCAAGTTCATCCTCTGGGATGAGTTCCTTGCTATCTATATAGGGGTTTTTGTCTGTCAGGAAATCGGAAGGTACTTTCTTCCCTTCCAATGCCTGTTTCGCAACAATGTACTGGTCGGTCTTTGTCTTACCAACCAAGTCCAGAGCAATCCCTGTCTTGTCATATACAAACTGCGCTAGGTCTTTTGCAGTCGGTAGATCTTCCTTTAATGCTTCAATATCATACGTTGCCATACATTTCCTTTACGGGGTTACAGGTGCTGGTGTAGGTTCTGGTACAGGTTCTGCAGCAGGTGCTGGAGCGGGTGCTGGTTCGGCGGTTGCCACAGGTTCAGCAGGAAGGACTTCAGCAATCACTTCTTCAGCCTTGTCTGCTTCTTCTTTGGCAAAAGCCACAACTCCGTCAATCGGAGCCAGAAAGTCTCCAATCTGGGGTTTATGTTCATTCACAAAGTCCCAGGAGAGAATATGTTTGATCTCACCACAGATGGCGACAACCATATCCTCTGCATTACGTTCAAAGTCGGTAATTTTCATACTTTCTCCGGTTTGGTTTGTTTTTGGAAGGTTACTGTCTTACCAGATTGCTTGACATTATTAGTAGAAAGTCCTGAGAGGTTCTTTTGCTTATAGGCATCCAGAACAGCAGTAGCCACTACATCCCTGCGTTTGAATTCTTCCTGACGGGAATCTCTTTTGTCATTAATATTCTTTGTCAGACCTTTGAGCATTCTTGCTCCACCGTCGATTACTCTTCCGTAGGTACTCATGATCAGGACTTCCAAGATTTGGATTCATTGTCTTTCAAGAATCCAAGGTTAGTGGGTGTGTATTTTTTGGGTGGTTGCGAAACAAGCACCTTATCTGGCCTTGCATTATTAACCTGACCAGCCTTGGCTACTTTTGGAGCGCCTTGTGATCCTTTTGGTTGGGAAACCATAGGATTGACATCAGGAGGTGGATTTGTAACTCCACCAGTACCTTGTCTTCCACCCCAATCATTAGCGGGTTTCATGGATTTATTACCAACCCTATTGGGTGCCTGTCGTTCCTGAGTAGGAACTTCATTAATTTCTTTTTTACTGACCCATTTTGAATCGTAATTAATAGCGTTTTCCTGACCCTTTGGAACGTATGCGCTCATTTCAATTTCCTTAAAGAACTGAGGAATTCGCTAAGAGCCTCCTCAGAATCAGGCTCCTCTTCCTTATTCACATTATTAACGTGTTCAATGGAAATAATAGGTACGCGGGAAGATTCAAACGGAGCAAGTTTATCAGCAATTTTGGCTTTGTCCTTAATATCCAGCTCATCAGACTGCATGGCATCTATTAATACCTCCATAGCAGTCTTCAAAGGTCTCAAGCCCTTACTGACCCTCTCATCATTCAACTTGTTAAACAAAGCACCATACTCGGTTACCCTGTTAACAATAGACTTATTTTTAGGAGGAGTCGGCATTACCTTGGGTGTAGTACCAGCAGCGGCGTGTTTGGCATCATTAATAGCCTTCTTCTTGGCATTGCTTCTTCTAGCACTTGCCAATGCCGCGGGAGGACTTATCAGTTCCTCGGGGTCTCTTATCGGCCCAAACATTTCATGCCCTCCTCAGTCCGTATCCAGCCGTAACTGCCATTTACTTCAAACCCTCTTCTCTTGTGGATTTTCATAAACCCATCATTCTCAGCACGAATACTGGTAGAACAAATCACAGGTATCCCATATTGGTTACACCACAAAATATGTTGGTCAATCATCTCATTAATCAACTTCACCCTAGTCCTCACCGGAAGATCAAGGTCAACATGGTGAAACTTGGCATTACTCACCTCCTCCACACTATATGGAGTGTACCCATACCTGTCAAACCAACAATACCCCAGTACCGCCTTATCCTTCGTTCTGGCAACAGCCAGGAACTCCTTGCTCTTGTCAAACAACTGATTCGTAGCCGATACCGTCAACATATGCCGAAATCTGTTCGTATCCTTCTTCAATACCTGTAGCCCTTCCTTAACCCACAAGTATTCAGCCAATGCAATAATGTCATTCACATCCTCCAATGGATGCACCAACGTCCAATTCCATTCCATACTATCCCCCATGTTTGGCTCCGGACTCTGGGATCGAACCAGACTTCAAGGATTAACAGTCCTCTGCCCACACCATGTTTGCTTCTCCGGAATATTTTTTAAAGAAAAAAATAAAA